CTACTGCTACTGCTCTTAGTTGTTCTAGTACATCATCTAATTCGTAGTAAACATTGTTAAGTGTAGGACAATCTAATATACCTGTTAGGGAAACTCCTAATAGTCTCTCTTCCTCTGTATTATCTTTCCATATCTTACGTAAGTATTTAAAGTTTGTAAGAGTTGATTGAAATGTACCAAGAATAGTAGCTAGTCTAACCTTTTCTTTGAGTATATCTAGTGTATCTACTGAACGTGCTACAACCTCAGTAAGGTTACAGAACTGATATGGTCTAAGTATTATCTCACTACAAGGATTACAACCGAAGTAATGTTCTGCATCCCTTCTACCATTTTCTTTTGCTTTTGATTTAGCAGCTTTCCTATTAAAGATACCACGCTCACCAGACTTAGATTCATATAAGGATAGCCATTCTCTCATGAATGTGCCCATCTCAGGCTTACCTTTAAATGCTACAGAGTTATTAGCTAATGCTCTCTGTCCTTCATTCTCCCACCATTGACCAGACTTGGCATGTCTCATTTGGTCATCATTTAAATTGGATAATGAGATAAGAGCAGAACGTCTTACTCCCCCTACTACAACTACTTCACCTATCTTACACATAATATCGTGACATTCTATAGGGAATAGTTGTCTACCTTTTGCAACTTTAAACTTATCAATGCAGAACTGAAACAACTCAATTAATGGTGAAGGTCCTGATGCTCTTCCACCAAATGTTTTAAGTCTTGCACCTGCTGGTCTTACTTCTGACACATCCCATGTAGGTATTTGTCCTGCATAGAGCATAGCAATTAATTCACGTAATGCTTTAGACCAACCCGGTCTGCTATCTCCAACGTGTATGACCGTAGTGCTGTTCTCAAAATGTTCATTGACAATAGGAAGTTTACATATATTTTCTCTTTCAACAGAGAATCCAACTCCTGTACCACACATAAGTATGTACATACATTCATCAAAAGAACGAGGACTATCAACAGGTATATAGCTACAATTATAACCACCTACATGGCATCTATCTAATGCAGGTCCAGATGTCATCAAAGCTCTCATACTAGGCATAATACCTAATGATATGATTTGTTCTTTTAGCATAGTAGTTAAAGCTTTAGTCATAGTATATTGATGATTCTTCTTAAGATGAGTAGTCATGTAATCAAAATATCTGTCTACAGTCTCTCCCCAATTCTCTCTACGTTGGTCATCTTCTTTCCATCTTGCATACCTAGATAAAGCAATGAAATTTTGATAATCATTGGGCAGATAGTTATTAATCATTTATTTCTCCATTTTTACTTTTAAACTTGTTATTTCTGTTCCATCAATATCATAAAAAAATTCCTTTACATATTCTTCAAAGTCCTCCGTAACATCCCCATCAGTAGGAACGGGATATTCTTCAGGGTCAACTACAATTGAACATGCTATTCTAACTCTTATTGCCATCGTAAACCTCTATTAGTTTATTAAGATACCATTGTGCTTTCTTTAAGTCTTCTATACCATTTTTATATCTATATCTCCATAGATACTTAGCAATGTTTCCTTGAAGATAAGCATCAAAATCTTTACCTAACATAGCTTGTAAGGCATCAATACATTCAATTCCTGATTCATTATAATGACTAGGACTATTAACCATATCATGTTTTTCTTGCATCATCTTCATATACTCCATATGTCTCATTTACTAACTTTATCAAAGGCTACATTAATAATATTATCTTTATATTCAACCTTTTTACTAGTATCTTTATAGGACTCTTTATCTTCTTTGTCAATTGTATTAACAACATAGTTATTTATTTTATCACGAAAAGACGGCTCTACCTCTAAGAAGTTTAGAGTTGCACAAAGCATCTTACAGATGTGCTCAACTTGATAGTAATCATCATCATCTAATGGATTTTGTGGGTTAGGTACTATATTTAATTCTATACCACCATTCCATTTTCCTTCACTATTTAAATGTGGATTTATTCGTATAAAAAAATCTTCTGGTAACACAGTGTCACTATTTCCAAACTTCTTCATTATTACTTTCTCCTAACTTTGTTTCCTGTAAATTTAATAAATTCGGGATGTGTATTCTTACCTTTTTCTTTTAACCAATCTTCCGGTATAATTCTATCATAGTATCTAAATTTATATTTATTACACCATTGAGCATAAGTTGATTTAGCACCTTTGCTTAACTTACTATTACTACTTGTAAATACAAATCTTATATCTAAATTAGGATGTTGTTTTTTTATTGCTAAATGCTTCCGTCTATCAACTGCTAAAAATCTACCTTTAGTTTCTATTATTATGCCATTATCTAAAATAAAATCAGGGGTATAGGTGCGATAGGCTAAGTCTTCCCACTCTATTTTTATACTCTCATAAGAATACTTATAATTTCTTTCTGTGAGATATATAGAAAGTTTGTGTTCTAAACCACTCCTATACCCATATTTTATAGCTTCTCTTCTGATGCTATGAGGAGACATCTATATTAAGTCTCCCCCCTTAGTTTTATGTATTGTGTCATCTTAGGCTCTTTAGCTTGTGACATTTGTGCTGGTAGCTCACGTAAAGTTTCCCAACATGAGTTTCTATAATCACAGAAAGTACAGTTTTTATTAAGCACCATATTACCTGTAGGTATTTTCCTAAAGTATTCAGGCTCTGGTTCAAAACATCTCTTAAACTCTTTTGCATTTGCTGCTGCTATAGTAGCTCTTATATTATCTAACTCTTGCTCCATCTCCATGTTAGATGCAGACACATATTTGAATTGTCCATTAGCTTTATTAACTACCCACCAACCACCTACTTTGTGTCCTGATGCTTTAGCATAGCCTGCTAATTGTCCAATGTAACCAAAACTATCACCTGCTTTTAGTGTTTCAAATGACTCAAACTTATATTTATATGACCAATCAGATGCAGACTTTATATCATCTAGTGCATCATCTATTACAATATCATATGTTCCTTTTATAGTTGTATTCTCGTCTAGTTGTAGTTCTACTTCTGCATTATCTTTGTACTCTATCTTAGCTTCTGTAAGTAATCCTTTGAATACAGATTCAACTATATCTCCAATCATCATCATCATTACAAAAGTAGTAGGTTTAGGTAGTGCTGTTTCTGGTCGGTTCTTCTCAAACCATAATTGACACGATGGTCTACCTATGTTTGACATACGCAGTCTAAAGTCACCACGTTTGTTACCACCAGCAAACTGACGTTTCAAAGCATCTTTAATTTCCTCCCCTATTCTATCAATAGTAGATTCACTCATTTGAGTTTCACCTTTGGTGGCATTTTCTAGATACCTATGAATCGCCAGTTCTGCTGGATGGTTCATTAAGCTACCTCTTCTTCAGAATCAATGTTTATAAAACTATCAACAGTATCCTTATCTGATTGGCTAATATTTTGCCCAGACTTTGTACTCCATTCATTAATGATGTACTCGTTATAATTCTGAATCCATGCCATGAAGTTAGCGAATAACTCTTGGTCATTATCAGTTAACTGTACTGTCTTAGTAACATCGAGACTAGCGTTTGGAAGATAGAATGAATTACCGTTAGGCAACTTCCTCTCTTCTGTAGTTAGCATAATGTTGTGTTGAACAGGTAGTCTTTTCATTTGTGCTAATTTGGTAAATGGTTCACCGAGAGTTTTGAAAGCATCACGATTATCAATTTCCCATATAAATGGAGACTCCTGCAACTCAACAGCTTCACCCTTTTCATTAGTGGTATTTTCTAATGTTATTAATCCAAATATAACACGAACTCGCTTTATCTGTTTTAATAAATCTTGTGAAGCTATTGGTAATGATTTAAAATCTTTTACATAACCTGCTGGTTTACCACAATTAAAACCACCTTGATTATCCTTTAAATCAATATTCAAATTATCAGCCATAACAGTTTTATGATAAGAACCCATAGGCTCACCTGCCTTTGCACTAGTATTCTTAACAAATCTCTTATACATAAACCTCTGCATAAATGGTCTGATAATTGCTGATGAACCATAATAAGTATCAACGTCAGGCTTGTCTAAGCGATATGTACCACCGTTGACAACCTCAACCTTAACATTCTTACCGTTCATTTCTGTCTCACCCATAATTGGAGAATGATTTATTCTCATTCTAGGTAAGGTATTACTCTTCTTTCCTTCAGAAGAGCTTTCTCCTGACATGCCCATAGCTTTTGCCATAGCAGCATAGTTACTTGTATCAATCGTTACTAAATCACTCATGTGTGAAACCTCTCTACTATTTAAGTTTCGTAGTTATATCATGCGACATCTTTAGTGTCAAGCCAATTGTCACCTATTTTTGCTTCTAAAAGTAAGGGAACATCAAACTTTATAGCAAAATGACTTTCTATTAATTGTTTTAATTCATTATTTATTTCCTTTATCAAATATATTACTTGTTTTATTTCTTCCGGGTGCACATCTAAGACCACAGAATCATGCACACTATTAACTATACAAGACTTTAATCTATCAAACTTCTTTTCCATATGCATTAGTACAAGAGGAACAATGTCAGCAGTAGCAAATGATTGTACA